AATAGGAGAGTTTGTGCAACGTGATATGATAGCAGAACCACAAGCACCCAGAGGCACAGTGCCTTTTAGTGATCCTATACTAAGCGATATCAAAACTGCGGCTCCTGTAATGCAAGTACGCTGCGGCACAGGCGATAGTTTTGTTATGAAACCTGATCCTTGGTTTGTAACAGCAGACATTGACTGTGTAGACATGGAAGGTTATGCACTGGCATATGTAGCACAACAATACGGTATACCATTTAGAAGTTTTAAATACATTAGCGACATGGCAGATGAAAATGCTGCTGATGAATGGGCTAACAATGTTGCCGCAGGTGCAGAACAATTTTTGGAGCTGTATGCAAACCTATGAATGAAGATTTAAAATGGAGTGAGTATGACTTTACTAAGATCCCGTTTGACGACCTTGTCAGCGTTGGGCAAAGGACACTCTTGTACAGAGACCTCTTTACTGTTAGCTGGCTATTAGGTAGATTCTGTAATTACAAATGTAGTTACTGTTGGCCCTACGCACGTTCAGATAGAAAAGATCACAGACCAACAGAACTATGTTTAAAAACAATAGATGAGATAAAGAGGCAGGCACGTGAAAACGGATTTAATAGTTATCATTTTAGTCTTAGTGGTGGTGAGCCTACTTTCCATCCTGGCTACTTGGATATTCTACAGCATCTAGCTGATGACATAGACAACACAAACTATACTAGTGTACACATGACATCAAATTGTAGTCGCAACATGCGTTGGTTTGAAGACTATGTTGAAAGGGTTAAACCTTTTCATAGAGCTAGCATTACAGCTAGTTTGCATACTGAACACTTAAATACACAAGCGAAACTGCAAGAGTTTGCAGACAAACTAATACTATGTCAGGAGCACGATGTACAAGTTACAATCAATATGGTTATGGTTCCGGAATGGTTCGAAAGAGACTGGGAAAATGCCTTATTCTTCCACGAGCAAGGAATCAACGTCACACTCAAACCGCAATCAGATCCAACGGCGTCTAGAGTCGTGGACGGTTATACAGAAGAAATGTTACAAAGACTGTATAACGGAATGCCGCAAATGGCGTACACTGAAAGCAAAAGGAAGTGGGCACAGCGTCCAAAACCTAGTTTCGAACTGCCGCCGTATACAATAGGTGACAATGACAAAAGTGTACCCTGGCACATGCAAATTGAGTTTAAAGATTCAACTGGCAAAAAATGGTATATGGACCAAGCTGAACGGTTTAATGCTTTCAACTTTAATAAGTTCAAAGGCTGGAGTTGTAACAGTGGGTTTCAGGGAATTATTATACGTGAACCAGACGGCAGTGTAAAACGCAGTTACAGTTGCGCAGATGTACCACTGGGTAACATAGAAACAGGGTTTAAACTGTTTGATGGGCCACGCCCTTGTATAAGTGATGCGTGTGTAAGTAGTGCTGACAGTAAAATACCAAAACGTAAACTATAAATATAATATATATAGGAGGATTTAGTGTGGAATTAACTGAATTAAGCATTAAAAAAGCTGTAATTAGATCGCAACATTGTCAACGTAATTGGAATTTAGAAAAAGAAATCCCACAGGAAGATTTACAAACAATGGTGCATGCTATTACAAATTGTCCTAGTAAGCAAAACGCCGCATTTTATAATGTATATACTATTACTGACAGAGATACAATAGAGCGTATTCATGAGAAAACTGAAGGGTTCTATCATAGAGATGAAGAGAAAATGATTAGCAACAGTCAAACCCTTGCTAATGTATTATTTGTGTTCACTAACAATACAGAAAAGAGTAATAGATTAAATAAAAAACGTAACAGTTATGGCGACAATGAAGCCAGTATTGGTAGAGATTTGCATATGGCAACTGGTATTGCAGCAGGATATTTAAATCTAACCTCAAGTCTAATGGGGTATAACACAGGGTGTTGTGCATGTTTTGAAGGCGACGAGATACAAGAAATATTAAATACTGAAGACGAGATTGTATTGCTTATGGGTGTTGGACATAAAGGCGACATCCCTAGAAGAATACACCACGCAGATAATAGTTTAACATTCCCTGCAATCCCAAAAGAAGATATAGTAGTAACTTATATAACATAATATGACAACAACAGAACAACAGTACTTGGAAATGCACACTGCACCACTGATTCCACTTGACATGAGTGCAAACATACCATTATTTTTAGAATGTATGCGTGAGTATCAACATGCGTTTAGAGCATGGGGAGTTAAACATCTAGAGCATCAACGTTATGGATTACCATTGGTAAATGCCAATGGCCAGTTACACAACAATCCAGAACCAGTTTGTTATCCACTGGACCAGTGGAATGCACACCTAGCTGATGATGAACGTGTTAGAGATCACAGTTTTCAAGTACCAACAGAGATACTATCTCACACGGCATTTGATTTTTTAGAGCCATTAAAAGATTGTATATTGCGTAGTTGTATACTAAAATGGATGGACAATAGTATGTTTTATCCGCATACTGATACCAAACTACAGGGACGTATACTAAGACTTTGGGGGACAGATAGACCAGACATGGTTAAGTTACGTTTTGATCGCAACGGCGTTAGAAGTAACCCTAGGGACGTAGATAATACTGAGTTTGATTTGGCTCCTCCAGACTGTGAAGTTGAAGCTGGGCGTATGTATTTGATTGATACAAACATCGTACATGATGCACACAGTTATGCTGATAATACATATCAATTCTTTCTTAGTTTTGATAGAGATAAAAGTTACGAAATTATACAACAATTAAAGTTATGAAATATTTTACACCACTAGATTTGCCACAGTATGACTTACTCAGTTGTATGGACGAGTTGTTACAACAACAAAAAATAGATTGGGGCTCACACAGACAAATTTGTATTAACACTACACCAGATCAGCCAGACAACTATCATTATGGCGATGCTAGTTTAAAATATGATTGGAATAATACAATTGACAAAGCAGATAAAGACGGTAATATAACACACTTTACTGTGCCGCTACGAGATAAAAATTTAAAAGAAAGACATTTTACACAGTTATGTACGGTATTTAAAAATACTGTGTTTGCTGATGTATACCGACAGTTAAGCAGTCAGTATACACTTGGTAGAGTTAGATTAATGACTAGTCTTCCTAAAACATGCTTAACTTGGCATCAGGATAGTACTAATAGAATACACTATCCACTAGTCACTGATCCAGGATGCCAAATGGTAATTGAAGATGAGGTTTTGCATATGCCGGAAAATACTTGGTGGTTGACACAAACAGAAAATTATAAACATACTGCATTTAATGCTAGTACAAATAATAGAATTCATTTAGTGGCAGTGGTTAGAAATGCTAACTAAACGTATTGACAATCAACATATTGTACAAGTAGGATCTTTTGTACGTAAATGTGAACAACTTGGATATAATAATAATTCCAGTCTACAACATATGAAATGGGATTGGTGCTTGGAGTCAGGTGCATGGTTTGCTACATACATTGACAACGAGATTATAAGTTTAAGTGGTATACATCCTTTTGAGGATGGATATAGAGCTTTATTCAGAGGTGCACAACTAAGATCACGCAACGTTGGACTTAACAGATACCACATGCAAAGCTATTGCTTTAGTACACAGTTGCCATTACAATTAGAATATGCTCAAGATAAACCTGTGTATATTACTACAAATATAGATAACGATGCCAGTGGTAAAATGGGAAGTGTTAACCGAACATTTTATCATTTAGCCAAACACGGTATTGTAGACTTTGTAAGAGCTGACGAAGTATTTTATACACAACAAAATATATGGAAATTAAATAATGAAAACTACAACGCTATTAGACTTTAAACATCTTAAAAAGGCAGGTGCAGGTTATTTTAAACACTTGACTTATGCTACATATTATAATATACTAGCACTAGGTGTATTAGTAACAGGAATAATTCACAGTTTTATACCGTGGCTGTTTCCTTTTACTCCTTACTACTTTGCCAAAAGGATTGTAGATGGCACTGAACAAAACTTTAAAAAAGATAATTGACACCGGTACAGCATTGCCAACCAGTGGTACCACTGGTGCGCCTAAACGTATATTCCAACCACCGCATAAACTGTCAGCCGCTAATAGTGTAGCTAGGCAAGTACAAGATATTACTGTTAACAGTCGTATACTAACAGTGTGTACATTAACACATGCTGGTGGATTGCTTGCACAAACATTACCTGCTGTAGAAGTTGGTGCTGATGTTGATATACAAAAGTTTAATCCCTACAGTTGGGTTAGACAGATTACAGATTACACACACAGTCATTTAACGCCCAACATGGCTCGTGCCGTAATAAAAACTCGAGGATTTAATACTGTAAACTTGAGTGGCATAACTGTTATGTGTGGTAGCAATAAAGTACATAGCAGTATTATAAGATCATTCATTGATCGTGGTGCTACATTTATCACTAACTGGGGTATGACAGAAGTTGGGCCAGTGGCAATTAATCAAACATTTAATCCAGGCGATACTGTAAACACAACTGAAACTATAATGGGCAATTGTGTACACTGTGATGTAAAAATTGAAGATAACCAATTGTTTGTACGTGGAGATATTTGCGTATATGATGATTGGTTTGCTACTGGCGACCTAGTAACATACAATAACGGAGTTTATTATTATCTTGGACGTATACAATAATTCTAATTTTATTTTTGTAAGTTTTGAACCTGGCAGTAGAGGACATACTATTGGTCGTGTATTGTGTAGCTTACCAGAAGTGTATTGGTATAGTAATTTAGATAACGGCATTAATCCTTGGAACGTATCACATAAAAGTGATTGGATAATCCAACGTCGAGTAGCCCCCAAACATTTTGATAGGACTATGCCTAATGGAGAAGTATTGCCTCCAGTTTGGGATTATGTAAAGGATTTTGTTGATTGTGACACATATTATCGTGACTTATTTCCAGCACAGTTTAAAAAAGCACAAGGTCACCAATATCTAAATACACATCGGTTATTATACTGTACGCATAGTTTACCAAAAGAAATACTAACACAGTTTCCTAATAGTCGTGTGATCAATGTTGTAGCAGAGGTTGATGATATAGTAAATAGATATATGCGTACAACAGCGCACTTTCCTGCCTATCTTAAACTTGAGTGGATGAATGGTAGTGAAACTGAATATGGCAAAATGCTATATCAATTAAGTAAGCGTTGGGGATTATTTTTTACAGTACAAGATGTCTGGGAACATTTACATGATGGAGATTTTTATCAGCATATAAAAACACAGCTAAAAAATAATATGACAATAAGGAATCAGACTGATGACAGCCGTGTCATTACAGTTAGCCATAAAGAATACCGAAAGATGAAAGAGTTTATCGTATGAAATATAAGTTTTTAGATTGGCCTACAGTGCCAGAGCACTTAATATTACCAGTTGAACAAGTATTAGAACTTGAAAATATATTTGGTGGTCGTAGTCCTAATTATACAATACACGAATGCCAAGCTGAGTTAGCGGAATATCTTCAAGAACAATTTCCTGAATATACAAAGTTTCGTTATCAAACACTAGTGCATGGTGTACCTGTACACAAAGATAGAGGACGAACGACAGCCTTAAACTATATTATTGATCCAGGCGGGCCTAACGTACACACTATTTGGTACCAAGAAGATCAAGTAACACCCACATGTGATGTTGTACTAGGCAAAAATCAGTGGCACATATTAGAAGTTAATTCATATCACACTGTTATGAATATAGAAGGAAGGCGCTTTGCGATTACAATAGCATGATAGATACAAATAAAATAATATTCTTTACTGGAGCACCAGGAAGTAAATGGAGCGGCACTAGTGTATTACTAGCTAATACTCCAGTAATTGATGTAAACATTAGCGACCGGACACCAGAGCGTGAGTACGATCATGGTCCACAGTTTAATGGTGTTAAACACATGGGCGCATATTTTGGTCCAGGATTTGAGTTTGGAGAATGGTTTCATGAACTGTATACTGGCAAATATACACGTGAACAAGTAATTGCTGAAATAGAATCAGCTTATCCAGAACATGACGGATATATTATAGTAAAGTGTCATCAGTTTGTTTACAGTTTAGATTGGATTGCTGAAACGTTTCCTGAAAGTAAAATTATGATTGTTATGCGACATCCAGAAGCATGTTGGGATGGTTGGCATGGAGTAGGTGGTATTAAAATTCCATATCCTGATTATACTACGTTTTACAAAACAACTGAACAAGCAAAAGAGTTAATTAACCACGAGTGTATGTTAGCACGTAAATGGATTTATGAACGTGATTTAGCAGTACACACTAGTACACCCAGACATTGGCGTGACGTTTGGAAGTTAGACGATGCTGATGAAAATCGTCAGTACAATCATAGTCTAATAGGATACCATAATAAAAATGATAAGCCAACTGAACGATTGCGATATGATGTACAATTTAGTTATTATAATTTTGAAATGATCTAAAATGGATTGTGTTGTAATAATTAAATCAGGAGATGCATGGTGGGATGATATTGCTGTAAACTATAGTCAGTTAAGTATTGATCACAGTGTGAGTAGTAGATATAGTCAAAGCAAATATGATTACTATTTAACAGATGAATTTAATTCGGCTGATTATACAAAGTACGATCGTGTTTTAATTATACAAGCAGGTACTATATTGATATGGGGGAACTATGAAAAGAACATTATTCCCAGACTAAAAAATTATGAGAACATAAACATTTGTAGTGGTGCTGATGTCTGGCAACCAATGGGAGACGGTGATATTAGTCTTGATATGAATATACAATCACTTGATGTTTCCACAGCACAAACATTTATAAACAGTCATAGTGCCGCTGTTACTAATCTAATAGATGATAGTAATATAAGTTACTTAATGCATAACGAACTTCCAAAATATAGTTCAGCTAGTGATGCAGTGGATTGGGCAATTACCGTAAGCAGTGGATTCTTTATTAATGGGATATTAAATCATCACGGTATGCACAATGATACTGTAATACATCATATGGACATAAGCAAAATAAGTTTAGCTGTTAGAAAATATACCATTCAAGAATGGGATGGCACAGATATAAAAGGCTGGATTAAACATCTACAACAAAAATATCCTAGTATGCAGTTATTCAATAGACATAAGTTCACTGACAGAGATAGTGATTACATGACTATCTGGAAAAATCTACAAGCTGAATTTACTGACTGGATGTCACATTGGAAACAATATCAAAGTTTAGAGCATTACTACCATAGAGTAAACATCAGTAACAAGGCAGATATAGACAAATTATTACTATCTATTACGTCTGGTACGGGTGTAATATGGTGGAATGGCGCACTGAAACGTATGCCCGGAAACTTACTTAAAGACAGCAACACTAGTCATCAGTCAGCTATTGAATTTGTACAAACATTAGCAGAGCATAATCCAAATACAATATGTTATGGAAGTGATCATTGTAGTAACCAGTTTAATGGAGAATTAGCCAGTAATGCAGTAAAGTTAGTATCAGAACAAAATAGTAGGGAAATGTTATGGCAGAAAAAATAAATTTACCTGCAGGGCCTATTGGTGTATATTTAAGTGGAGGAAGTGATAGCGCAATATTGTTTTGGTTGTTGGCATCACAAGGACAACATGATATTGTATTACTTACAGTTGCTAGTGATGATAAGAAATTTAATGTAGAACCTGCATATGAAGTAGCTAATTGGGTTAAGAGTGACACATCAGTAACAGTACTAGAACATCGTGTAATACTAGCACCAAACTTGGAATCACGCAAGAAATATAGAGATCAAGCTACTGACAGTTTAACTGAGCGATGGAATTTAAGTTGTTGGGTAAGTGGAAAAACACGTAACCCAGACGAGAAATTGCTACATCATGAACAAAGAAAACAAGATAGAGATAAAGCAATGCCTAGATTAATACACAAACATTTCTATCGACCCTTTCATAATATTAATAAAAGTCATCTTGAAATGTTATATAAAAAATATAACTTAAATAGATTACACAGTCTAACAGTAAGTTGCGAAACTAGCTATCCTCCCTGTGGAGACTGTTGGTGGTGTGCGGAACGAGAATGGGCATTTGGTAGTTATGTATAAAGGTGAAGATTTAATTATAGCAACTGGAACACCGGGAAGTCGATGGAGCGGAGCAATACGCTGTATACAAAGTCATGTATCTATTAATATCTCAGATGAAGTAAACACTGATAGTTATACTAACGGCGCTAAAGGTTGGCACAGAGGCGCATATTGGGGACCAGGACACGATTATGGTTTAGAGTTTGATCGTCTGGATCAATTAAATCGTGACGATGTAATAGCACAATTTCAGGAACCTTTCGATGATTGGGATACTGGTATTAAGATCGTTAAAAGTCATTGGTTTAGTTATCATATACCTCAACTACGTGAATGGTTTCCTGAAGCAAAGTTCTTGGCATTTTGGATGCCAGATGACTTTTGTTTTGATTGGTGGCATCAAGTAGGAGGTTGGAATATAACTTATCCTCACTATACTTGGTATGAGAATGACGAGCGTATGAGAAAACAAATTGCCGTAGAGAATAAATTTATTCAACAACATTTTGATTTACAACAAAATAGTCTAGTAGAACTATTACATAAACTAGGATTAGACAATCAATTGCACAAAGAAAAAGAACTTTGTAAACGAGATACAAAGTTTCAAGATCTTGCAAAAAATAAATCTATTGATAGGGTATTAAACGATACTGTTCAACGAATTTATACAGGTGTCGTTTAGTCTTCAGATTCACTAATTACAACAGCATCAAATTTATCTGAGACTGGGCGTTGTGAGCGTTCAAGGTCTCTTACTGCCTTCATTGGCCAAACTACAGTTCGTGTAATTGATGTTCCGCCTTCATCTAATACAGCACTCCAACTAGTGTGACCTTCGCTAAATTGTCCACAACTTCCGTGTGCGTCTAACCAAGCTTCTAAAGTGTCAAATGTATCACTTGATGTAGTTGTAAGTCTACTTACGTGTGTGTAAGCCATATTATTCTCCTGTTAGTACATTTATTTATATAGTACTAATCATTTCTTGACTCGCTACTGTACACTTCTCTGTACAACCATTTGATGCGATTTTCTAACATGTTGATTGTTGTGTGAATGTGTCCGGTGTCGTGAGGCTGTAACATGTCTTTGAGTATTACAACCTCACGTTTCAGAGATAACATATGTTCGAGTTTTTGCTCGTGTGTCATAGTTCATTCATTAACGGGAAGATCTCGCTAATAACTTTAGCACAAGCATGAGCGATCTCCATATGTTCTTTCTGAGTTCCATTTGCACCTCTGAGTTCGATATAGTGAACCCAACTGCGCAATGTACCGTTCATGTAAAGTCTTGTCTTGGTATTGCCTTCGGGTAGCACAACCCTTGCCTGTTCTTTAGCAATACCGGAGGCAATCGCCCAGTCATATACTTCTTTTGCTTTGTCAATAACTTCTTGTTGCTTGGCCGCCCAAGCAAAATGGATATCTTCTTCACTGTCGATTTCCACGCTGTTTTGCCTATTCTTAGTATCCTGAAGACGTGCTTCTCTGGTAACAAATTGGTCACCAAACTCAGCAGGATTAGCATAGCGTTGACTGAACTCTTGAAATGCAAAACTGCGATGTCGCACAACTTGATGTGCAATATCTCTGGTAGTGTTGATTTCAAGTACAGCATTAACCATCTCAAGTGGTGACCAATGCTGGTGTTTGATTAAGTATTTTATTAGTTTAGCACTTGTATCGCTGTTGATTTGTGCGCTAGGATTACTTACTCTTGCACAAAAAGCAATCAAGTCTTGGACATCATTGATGCCTTCTTTTTCGAATTCTTCTGTAGGTCTACTATAGTTTACAAGTCTAACGGTTGTCATTCTTTAATAATTCTTTCGTTTTCTGATTGACATCTTTTTCTAACTTAGTATAGTCAATAACTATTTCTACATCAATCACTGGACTGACTAAATCATTATTGTTTTCCACAAGTTGTATAAGAGTGGCGACAACATCTCCTTCGGAGTAGTCATCTAAGTCTTCTCCATAAAAAGAGATCCTGTCGCCATTTTCACATACCAACGCAAGTGTTTGCACATATTCCGTTGGTACAGTTTTTATTTCAAGTTCACTTACTATTCTTTGAAAGTTTCTGTCACGCTTATGTATTGGCATTTGCGGTAGCCTTTTTAGGGCGACCACGCTTGGGTTTCAAGTCAGGTGCCATTGCATAGGCTTCTTCGCGAAGGCGTGTGACTTCTGCTTCATAAGTGTCAGCTTGCGTTAGCATTGTTTTTGCTAGTGCAGTATCGTCCATTGCATCTTCTTCTGTAGGAACTGCTTGGTCAATAGTCTGACTTGGACTTAAACTTGTATGATTGCGAGGAGCAGAGTCGGTATCATCTACCATTGTGTTTTGAATATCACGTGGACTCATGCCACTTGCTTGCTTTCTAAGAACTTCATTAACTTCACTTAACTTAACTGAAGTGTATGAGTTAGGTGTTAGATGAATTTGTGAAGTAGGATATTTTCTTAGATATCCCATGTTTCTTAGTTTAGCAAGCATGCCTGTTCCATCACTGAACATGTTACGATGTAACACTTCGTAAAACTCTTTGGCTTCTTGTGCTGAATTAGACTCTACAAGTCTAGCAAGGTCATCGTGTTCCATATCTGGCAGTCGTTCTGTTTCAACTACCAGACAATGGTTACCATCGACGACACCGCCGTATTCATCGTACATTTCTCTAAAAACTACGATGCACTTTTGACCAGTATTAGCTACTTGGCCAATGTGTTTTAAATTTGCCATTGGATTACTCCTTACTCAGAAGCTGGCGCTTCTGTATTTTCTTGGGCTTTTTGAGCGTCTGCTACACTTTTGATAAACGCTTCAAGTTTGTTGTAAACAGCACCAACTTGGGCTGCTTCGTTTGCACGGAATGCACCGCGACTTACTGCGGCGTCAATTACTTGTGCCGCATTTTGAAGATCTGCAACACCCAGTTGTACCGCTTCTTCTTGCGCTGGTGCTTCAGTTGCTTCTGTTGTTTCAATGTTTTGTTCTTCGCTCATTATAAACTCCTATTGTAACGAAATTATTATATACGTACTTATTTATCATCTTTGATTTGAGTACTGCTCATTTTATATGCTAAAATATTAGCACGAAAATCTTCATAGTCTGCATTCTCTTCAAACCAGAACTGATAAATTTTATGACCCAAACTCTTAATCAAATAAAAGCCACGTGTGCCACTAAAATCTATAGTTTCAATATCTGGATTTGTATCGAACTCCACTACAATTCTTTGCTTGAGCATCTTCTTAATTGTATCAGTGCTTCTGATCCATTCAAGATCTTCTTCGCTCAAGCTATTCTTTTGTTCAACAATACGCATTTACTTATGCCGCCTGTTTCATTGTGCTATCTTCATAGTAGATAGACTGTCCAAATGGCGCAACTGGTTTGCTGTAACGATTCTTAATTAAGAATAGTGTATCACAGTAACCTTCAATACCCCAATCTCTCCAAGGTTCGCCGTCTGTAAACATAATAAACTGATCAGGATCAATGCCTTCTTGTTCCATAAAGTGCCAGTTGCACATAAAGTCAGTGCCACCACCGCCAACAATTTTATACTCTTCAATGCTACGGCCATCATCATCTGTAAATTCATCGTATGCATATACACTAGTATCGAAACTCCAGATACGGATTCTATAGCTACCAAACTGTTCCATAATGCCTTGCACTTCACTTAAGAAGTCTGTACAGTCAACTTGTCCAATTGATCCACTTGCATCTAGTGCAATACAAATGTCGATCTTCTCATCCTTTTGCATGCTAGGCAGTACTACATTATTGAACTGACTTTTGCGGTTAGGACGCATAAAAGTAAAATCGTTGCTGAGTGTGCTTTCAAGTGTTGCACGAATCCAGTTACGCCAATCCATTTTAGGTTCTGTAAGCTGGCTTACCATACGTGCAATCTCTGCCGGAATATTGCCAGCACCAACACTTTGTGCCGCTTGTATTACAGCATTCTTCAACTCGTCTGAGATAGCCTTAGCATCTTCTTTTGAGATAACTGGCTTTTTACCTTTGCCTTTGCCTTTACCGTTTTGATCTTCTCCGTCACCGCTTGCGGCAGACTTGCCATCTTCGCCTTCACCTTCCATGTCTAAATGGACATCAAGTGTAGCTTGGATAGGTGCTTGATTGGATTTAAGATCATCATATACATTTTCAGTATACCACTCGTTACCGCAGTATTTAGGATCAAAACAAATTTTTACTTGATCAATCATCTCGCCGATCTTCTCACGGAACAACATGCCGTTGATCTTATAGTCACCTGCCATGTTCCAATATTGTTTGTCTCTGCCTTCTACACGCAGGAAGTGTTCGTATATACAGTGTCCAATTTCATGTCCTATAAGAAACACAGTTTGTTGAACACTTAAACTGTCAACAAAGTCTCGATTGTAGAAAAAGTGACGACCGTCTGTAGCCGCTGTAGAGCACCAGCCCTCGTCTGTTACATCTACTAATTTTAAACGACATGCAATGTTGCCAAAGAAAGGTTGGTTGAAAAGCATCTTAATACGTGCGGCAACCAACTTGTCGTGTGCATTATCAAAGTCTGTCATAGTCACTCCTGTGTTCTTTGCTATACTTATATAGTAACATATCTTGAATAGTTGTCAACCTTTAAAATGATAGTAGGGCCATTAAAGACCCTACTATCCCCCAGAAGCATAGTTGCCTATGCCTGCTCAATCAACTTGCCATACTGTTGAATGAATGGCTTGTAGTTTTTAAGTTGATTGAACTTTGGACGGATACCATATTTGCTAAGAGCAACTGTGGCACCCATCACAACCATTTCACTTTCGAAGTTCTTAGTCATAAACTCTAGAAAGTTATCAAATTTTACATTGCCATTATCATCATTGGCAAATGCTTCTTTAAGCTCGTAACATAGTGCAGTAGTCAAAGCATACTTTGCACTGATGTTATCTGTTTTAAGGTCTTTTACTTTACCATCCAAAATGTCTGTTGGATTAGGCAACTGTCCACTTACCTCACGGTGTGCTTTGAACTTGAGAGCAAGTCCTTCGCCAATACCTGCGGCAACCATATCAGTTACTTCTTCTTCGGTAAAGTCTTCTACATCAGCGATTGTCTCTGATACAAAGTGCCAACTACGTGGTGTACCAAATGACCGCTCGTTGCTACCAGCATCGAAGTTGTAAAGGTCATTCTTAAACACACTCAAGTAACCAACTACATCTGGGTGTTCATTATTTTTAACAGCCCAATCGAACCAAGTGTTGAAGTCAACACGTACTTCGTAGTGTAGGAAACGGTTAGCCAACGGCTTAGGCATACGATACGTAACACCTTTGTCTGTGTCACGGTTACCAGCGGCTGCAATTACTACATTGTCTGGTAGCTTGTATTTGCCAATTGCACGATTGAGAATCAACTGATATGCAGCCGCTTGTGTTGCAGGGCTTGCACCGTTGAGTTCATCGAGGAAAAGAATAATTATATCGTATTGTGCAGCCATCTCCTCATCTGGGAGTTCGTCAGGCGCACTAAAACGCATTTTGTTAGCAGTTTGGTCAAAATAAGGATAACCTTTAAGGTCAGTCGGATCCCAAAGTGCCAAACGGGCGTCGATCAAATGACATGTTTGACCTTGGTCAATATAGTCTTGTTTGATCTGTTCGAATGTTTCGGACTTACCAATACCTGGTGGTCCCCAAACAAACATCGGACGTTGTTTTTTAAAGTTATGCATTGCATACTTTTTAAGTTCTGCAAGTGTAACTGTGCGGGCTTGTGTTTCTTGTGACATAGTTTTTACTCCTGGGGTTGTTTCTAACTATATGTATATTGTAGCATCAGCATACTACAATGTCAACCTTTATGATTGTTCCCAAACAAGTCCTGTGAACTCCTCACGTTCATTTTGGGAAAAACCGTCTTGCCACATTTCGTCAGTGACAATATTCATCCTCCACCACATCTCAGATGCTTCGTCTGCTTCTTGTTCATCCTCAAACGACATAGTAGTGTGTTCAACAAGTTTACCTTGGTCTGCTTGACTAATTGTTACGTTAACTGTCATAATTAAGATCCTGTTACTAGTTTAAGCGATCCATCATCTTGCATTTGGAAGTCTTCGATGTAAATGTGCCAGTCACCAACAGTGGCTTTAGCTTGTTTAAACACGCTTTCAGCAGCACGCCAAAGTTCGCCAACAGTACCATTTACTGCTGTAGAAGTAAACTCAGTCCACTGTACTTCATCATAGTTGTCGCCCATTGATTCAATACACCTGTATGTAACAAGACGAGGTTTTCTAGTAAAGATAGGCTTGTCTAGTGGCATAATGCCCTCGTCTAAACTCCATATAGTTTCGTAACCAAGTTCGTCTTTAAGGTCATTATAGTGTTCAGCTTCTAGCACATACGAATCAACATCTTCGAATTTTACTGTTTGGTCTAACATTTGCGTCTCCGTTTTATCTAACTTACACATATAATATAGCACCAAGACGTCTAGGTGTCAACCTTTTTCTGCAACTTTTTTATCTTTTTTAAAGATTTTCTTCCATATGTTCTATAAAACTTTGCCAATTTTTGCCATACATTTTATAGAATATACGATCTTCTGTGCTGAACAACACTAGCCATTTAGCATCAAAGTAATAAGGATATTGCATATATCTATCCAACAATAGTCTTATACGTGGAGTAATTTTGATCTTGGGAAGTGGAAACTCTTCACGTTCAATATCCATACCACAAATAACATGAAGGCCCAACTTGGTTAAGCTGAGCCCTGTGTCGTTTCTATAGTTTTTAAACAGATCCTTTAGTGTAGTTTGTGGACGAGTACGTTGAGCATGCTCTAGTATAGTTTTATACCATTCCTTGTTCACCATCATCTTCTACTATTGTTTCGCCTTGCAATAATTTTACCACTGTAAACTTATCTGTTTTGAATAACTTATTAAGTCTGATAGCCAAATTAAATGCATGTCCGCTGTTGCTAAAACTTACTTTTTTATATTTAGGTCCTGGAAAGTTTACAAGGCTGTTTAAGCTTCGCAAATTAATTGGTTTGTTGTCGTGAAATACTGCATATATAGCATCTGCATGAAGTATTTGTTCACTACGATAACTTTTGGGGTCTGTGAACTCCATTAGTATCTTTGGTTTTGGTCTCGCCATATTTCCCTCATTCTCTACTGCTTTAATGTATTTAGTTAAAACAGCATAGAATGAGCTTGATTAGGTAGACGTTGGCATTTGTATACAGATTGCTTGTTGCCCTGGCGGAAAGTATCCTCCTTGACCACTTTGTTCTTGACCTAATGCTTCTCTAGCAAAGAAGCAATCGTTCATTGATTCGTATGTTCCGTACTTTATTACATACGGCTCTGCTTCGTAAAAATATATAAATGTGAGTATCCATGTCATGGTGTTAATTTCTTTTCTGGTTTTTTATCCCAAGGTTGTCCACCAACATAAGGTTTAAAATTTCTTCCAGTTTGAACCATACATGCCATTCCGTCTCCGTATACGTTTACTAAACTCCATGTACCTGTTTCTTGATTCACAAAGAAAAACGCACCAGCTTGATATGGTTGTCCTGTACGTGCTTCGAAACTTACTCCATCTCCTGTAAACAACATGCCTTCTTTCCATTTCTCTGGAGTTTTTAAAACATCTATAAATGGTCCGCAAAACTGTCTAGCTATAAACATTTTTTGGTCATCAGGATTAGCCTGTTGTGCTTGTGCTATCACTGGCACTAGCAGTAGTAAACTTAATAGCTTTTTCATCTTCTTGTACCCTTCGCTTCATTGCAAGGTACATGTCCGCTTCGTTGGTATAAGGTCCTATATACGGATAGTCCTGCAATGTTTTTAGTCTAGGACAGAAACTTGGCCTCCATCCGTGTGGAAATAATATCCCCCAGTATCCAGCCGCAAAATGTTGTTGACTTGTGGCGGTTTTAGTGTATACCGGCACTGTATCTTGTAGCTGTTCGTTGTACACAGTATCAACGTTAGTGGGATAGCCATTTGTAGATGCGTTTACAGTCTTTTTAATTTTTTGTTTTTCAAAACAAAATCTATCTAGATTATCCAAAACAGTTTCTGTGCGGCTTGTGTTCTCATAAAAAACATAACCCTCTGGCTTATTACGTAGAGTGCCAACTTTTGTTCCCTTGCTCTCTACTATCCAGAAACTGTTTTCTACAACTTCTCTAGCTTGTAAGTATTTACCCATTACTAATATGCGCTATTCAAATAGTCACTGTGTGCTTCAGCATTATCACTGAGTCGTTGTAGATCATGTAAACCACAAAAGCGCATAAAGTGTACGCCTACCATACTCGCAGGAACTTTTTGTACCTGTGTTGTAATAGCTTCGTCTAATGCTTGTTTAATATCTTGTGGTTGTGCAGTTAGGTCGATAAGCGTAACATTACGCTGATAATCATCCAACACACGATGCTCTTCTCCGTTGTGATCTGTCCAACGCTGTAGCATCATGTTATTCCAATTGAAGCCTTTGTTGTCTCTGTCATCAAATGCTTCCAGTAGTCCGACTTTGTTTTTAGTACCCTTTTTGCGTACACCAGGAAATGCACTGAACACATTGTCACTGCTATCGCCTCGCATACACTTCTCAAACAACAACCAAGCAGGGTCACCAATTTGTTTTTGTTCTTTAGTTTTGTTGTCAATTACAGGCTTGCCTTTGTCGTTTACAATACCATCTAGTCTAATGTGTTGATTAGTAATGCCATTGTATTGTGTAACTTTATCTGTAAGCAACTGATAAAAGTCGCTGTCACTGCTAACAATAACATGTTCATCATCAGGATGATTCTGTATCCAACGTGCAATAAAGTCATCTGCTTCACACTGCTTATGTTGTAGTACTGTACAGTTAGTCTTCTTGTCTAAGAATGTTTTAAGCTCATCAAAAGCATTCCAATATGCTTGATCTTCTTCTGCTTCCTTAGGTGTAAGTGCATCACGAGCTGCTTTGCGATTTGCTTTGTAAGGCTCGTAAAAGTCCTTGCGCCAACTGCGACCTTCTAAACAAAACACAACATGACTACCATTAAAGTCTCTGTATGCTTTGAGAATACTTGCAAACATAATATGATAAGCCATGCCTATCTTTGTTTCAATGCTGTCTCCACGTACTACGTGTCTTGCACGAAAAAACATGTTTGCTGTGTCTACTAAGATATATGTCAATGTATTGTCCTCAATTTCTATTGTGTATATACTAGCAGTATTCATTAACAATGTCAAGAGTTTTTGGAGCGGGTAAGGGGAATCGAACCCCTACTACACAGCTTGGAAGGCTGGCGACACACCTTGTGCATACCCGCTTGGCATCGGTGGAGGGAGTCGAACCCCCGCTTGCGGTTTTGGAGACCGCCGTGCTACCATAACACTTCACCGACAAAAAAAGCCCCCTGTATTTCTACAGAGGGCCATGTCTAAAATAACTTTTACGTCACACTAGAACATGCCCTCCTTAGAGCACCAACCATAATTGTCTGTTCCGACTGTGTGTAACATTTTAAGTTCCTTTGTTGTTATAACTATAATATACTATGTTTATTTATACTTGTCAACCGGTTAAAACCTAGATCCGCATATTTCAAAGCCATTAATTTTCTTTTTGTATTCGTCTGCTTGTCCTACGTATATGTATTCTACACCCTGAGCTTTGTAATAAGCACATTCATGGCGTAAACTTTTAAGTCCTAAATGTAGTTTTGGAGTTGCATAGTCCCATGCAAATTGTATTGCTTCGACATTTTTATCATTGAAACGATGGTAATGACTAAACGCTACTAGTTTACTGTTATCAAAATATCCTATTATGTCACTGCGTGGCGCACACAAGTCTTCATCAAACAACGGCATAACACTTTCAAACTTTTTGTATTTGCAGTATGTGTCGTATATTTGTTGTAATAGTTTACAAGGAGGATTGTTCAGCAGCTGAGCATTTTTGCTTACACGATAATTTGTGTCTGATAACTTATATCTTGCATAAAAATCACTCACGAGTTTGAACCTCTTGTTTGTATTTTGGTGTCCAATTTTTGTAATAGTTTTGTTTTTCTAACATAGCTCTGGCTAGGTCTAGTTTGTCTTTGGGTTGTATTAGTACAAGTCCGTAAGTGCCTTGATTGAGTACAACATCCTGTACTTGTTCTACTTCATCGGGATGATCTTCTAGTGCAATATATCCACGGTCATCTAATAATTTGTATGTGTTGTCGATTATGATGCTGAGTTCTTGTGGTGAAATACGATTGGGATCAAATCCTAGTATTACTACTTCTTTGCCTTTGGGCCAATGATATGTATAGTTTTCTAGTTCAGCTGTGATAATTAACTTGATCTCAAATGTATCGTTAAGCCAATGTGTGTGTACAGCATTATCCTGCCAAGCCTTCTTTGCAAAAGGACATGGCGGTAAATTGTTAAATGTAGCTGATGGTTTACTTAAAAAGTCGTTGATCCAATTTTCAATACTAGATTTAAATTCTTGCATAAAAATATTTATTAGTTGGCTCCGGGGGGAGGATTCGAACCTCCACGGTAAATACTTTGCGAGTTACTTACCACACGATAAACAGTCGTGCGTGTCTACCAATTTCACCACCCCGGATTAACTGTTATGCAGCTAGGGCAAACTTTCCTTGTTTGTCCAGCGCCGCAATCATTCTTGTCATACCAATGCCGCCACCAACACGTTGGAAGAAGTCAAACTTGAGGAACTCTTCTAGTTCTGCTTCTACACGTTCTTTACCAAACAGTTTGTATAGTAACTGTGCATACTCTCCGTCTACAATACTGTGGAATGTATCACGCATCATATCAACATCACAACTACGTTCTGCCGATCCGATAGTTTCCATACCACCTAAGATGACATCCATTTTCTTTGCAGTTTCGCCATCATCGTTACGTGCCATGTTCCAGAAAGGCGATGTTAGTTCTGGGAAGTCTGTGATTAAACAACTACCAAAATTCATTTCCATGCCTTTTTCGTGACTGTCATCCATTTCAGTATCTGCACTTACACCCCAATGTTGTTGCCATTCTCTGTATGTTTTTTCTGTTAGTGGGTCAAATCCCAAATAGTCACACAGTTCATATTCCATTGCTTTAAGATCATCTACACTACCTGGCATCTCAAACTCAAACATAGGGAAGATAATATCGTGTCTGCCTGGTATAGCATTTGGTTCTTGTCTATAGCTGGTACTTACACAAAAGAATCCTTTTGATTCTGGCTTGCTTAATAGTTCATGTTCTAACCACATTTGTCCTGTCTGTGGTAGCGGCCATGTTTCGCCTGCGTAATTGTATGTTGCTACATTGAATGGATCTTCACATGCGGCAAGTATGCTTAGTCTGTTTTGGGTATGGACTTCTAAGAATCCTTTGTCCAAAAAAAATGACCTTAAAAGGCCAACTGTGTCTGTGAATTTTTGTGGGTTTATTAGTTGTGTCATTGTTTTTCCTTTTTTCAACCTAAAAAAAATTTGCTCAAAAAAAATTGAGCGTACTTTATGTCATCGATTTATTTATCATCAATGAGTCTCTTTTCCATATTTTCTTTAAAGTCTATTACATTGTCATTTTTAATGATGTCAATGATAGTTTCGTTTAACCCAATCTCACGTCTGAGCCAATACATTTTCTCTTGTAGTTTTTCTAGTTCTTTCTGATAAAAGTCTAGCTCACGTTCTTTGCGAACTTTTTGTTCTATTATGTCTGATAGTAATATTAGTTTTGGTGATTCGTTCATGTTGTTATAAATCTCTGACTACGCCCGTGGGCAACTCCATCTGCGCCGTAACTGGCAGCAAACCCTTGTGGTTTGAGTTTGGGCTCTAGCCCAGTCATACCTAGGACATACCCAGCAGCTTCTTTTGCTACACAACTACTACCATGCTGTGGGTCTGTGTTGATATCTAAATGTATCTCACAATCAAATTCATCTATTAATGGTGCAAGTTGAACATATGCTTCGCATACTTTGATAGTTTCATTCATTAAACGCATACGTGGTCGATTATATTTTGTATCATAATCTATCATTGTATCTTCATGACTGAACAAACGGCAACCTTTATTACCGTTTTTGTGTACGATAACAACAGTTGCATAACGTGCATACCAAATGTTTTTCTTGATTGTTCTCACACTGTCGCAACCAAAATAAATTTTGGTGTCGCTGTTTAGTGTACTCAGTAGTTCTACTAATTCTTCAACCTGATTGTTATTGAACATTGCTCTCGCCCGACTCTTGATCTAGTATAATACTACGACATAAGTCGTTAAACCATAAGTCGACAATTGCTTCGGGGGTAGCGCCGGCATAACCAGCTTCGCCTAGTAATCCAACAAAGTCGTCATTCCAATCCAGTTCAAAATATCCACGTTGCGGGTTATCTTTATCAAAGTGTACTTCGATCACCTTAACCCATGGACCAACTGCTTGTTCTTTAGTTTCTACTGTTTTGCTTTTATTAAAAATATTCTTGAGTTTGTCTAACATAGCTTTCTCTATAATTATTTAGCGGGCATAGTAAACAATGCTCTTACGTCATGTGGTTCATCTATTACCAATGGTTTACGTGAAAAAATGCACCACTTGTAAGCATGCATTGTTTGTTTGGTTGTACAGAATTCTCTAAAGCTAGTACCAGTTGTGTACACATCATCAACAACCATCCAGGAATGATCGCCAGGTGTTACATACTTTTCCATTGCGCTTTGCAATGGTAATCCGCCTCTTGGAATGCCAACTACTTTACTAAAAGGTTCTGTTTGATAGTCCATAATCATACGTGCTAATCCGTCCCACCATTCTGGTCTAATAGCATCGCATTCGATCTTCCAAGGTAGTGGTAGACCTGCGTGACTAATAAAGTCGCCTACTTCAAATAAATTTGCACTAGTGTGATATGGCATTTATAATCCTTTGTCTCTGAGTTTGTTAGGGTTAATCGGTGCTCTCATAGCACGATCTAATTTTTCACTACGTTCCCCACGCATTGCCAAAGAGGCTGATGTGTAATCGGGGTGTAAACCTCCACCCTCTTTCCATGCAGATGTCTGCGACTTCTTGGACATTGAGGTTGTACTCTTCGCTCCTACCGCCCAACGGCATAAGGTAGACAGGTGCTTCAATACCTGCCGCACGATATTCATCAACAGCTCTGCCAGCTTCATCAATGTCTGTACGATCAGCAACAACAAATTTGAAATACAGAGAGCTACCATCAACACCAGCATACTCACGAGCAACGCTAGGCTTGATAGCAGTATCCCAAGGTTCTCCGCTAATGGAGAGTTTAGGGCTACAACTCCAAGTGACTTCAAATCTGTCTTGATTGTTGAGATAGTCGTAAAAGTCGTCATGTAAAGGTTGTGTAGTGTTTGTTTCAAATGTAACATTTTTTAGATCCTGCATACGTGGGTGTTCAAATAATTCTATGTACAGTCGTTGCCACGCCAACAACGGCTCGCCGCCAGTCATTATTAAGTGTACGTCTTGTCCATTGTCTTGTACCCATTTACCATTGGGTGTCAAACTCAATAGATGTTCTACAACTTCGTCAACTGTTGCTCTTTTATTTAAGTGTTTAAATTCAGGATAGATACTTGCATATGTATCACAGCCTGTGTGTATAATAGGCAAGTCTTCGAACACTGTTGTATTTTCATGTACTTTCTGATCTAGTAAGCCCATTACTTCTTGATTGTGTATAACGCCTGCTTTTTGTTTAGCATCACGCATAGGCTCATCTCTGCCTAATCCAAAATTCATACAACGAAAGTTACAACCAAATGTACGTAAAAATACGCTAGGTACTCCTACATATTTGCCTTCACCTTGTACTGAATAAAATGCTTCGCTATAGTGTAGTTTCATAGTTCCTCCACAATGCCTAATATTTCTGCAACAAGTAAACCTACGGCTAGCCATCCCCAACTACCTGTAGCCAGTGCTACTACACAGCCTGCAATACGTGTTGCACTTTTTACAAGACTAATGTAAAAATGTTTTTTACTTGGATCTACTGGTTCAGCCATTTGTAACCTCTACTAATGGTTGTACGCTTGATGTATCGTGCCAGTCACTGCCATCTGCACTAAACTGACGTGTAGTTACTTCTTTAACAAGCATATTATCACGCTTTCTGTATGTAACAAGTTCTTGTTTTACAACACCATCAGTATTACTTTCAAATGCAGACACAAATGGGCCATCTAATTTACTATTCATAACACACTCCTTTTGTTCAAACGTTTGTTTGTTGTTATAGTTTGTTCCAGTATACTATGATCTATTGTATTTGTCAATGCCTTTACATCCTTAGGAAAACAATGACCTCCATATCCTAGCGTTCCTGCATCACTGGGTACCATCATATGACTTGGTCCAATGTTTTTCATCTGTGCTAGTGTACTGGTTAACATACTGTAGTTCATATCCTTGGGTGCATTTTCAAATAACTCATGAAAGAATGCAACTTTGGTTGCCAACCATGCATTGTGTGTATATTTGATCATACTAGCGGTAGTACGATCTGTGTATGTTACACTAGTATTTAGAAACGGTGTGAATAGATTTTTCCAAAAGTCTAAATGTTCTCGATTACTGCCACCTAGTATAAACATCTCTTGTTCTTTGAAGTCTTTTTCTGCATGTAACGCTCGTAAAAATTCAGGATTGTATGTTACATTACTTGGGTACTCACGCATAAGATCAGGTGTTACTGTGCTTTTAAGCATTATAGGTTTTTGTGTATCCAGTTGATTAATAACTTGTACAATAGCACTATCGTCACATACACCATCTTTGCCTTCAGGCGTAGGTACACAAACGATAAATGCTTCGCATGTTTCTCTGATATCAAATACTGTTGTATCGTAGTATTTAGGATCAACTCTGTGTACTTCTATTAGATGACCTTCTAAAAATTTTGCTACTGTTTCGCCAACAAAGCCGCATCCAATTACTGCTATTTTCATCATCTAATCCCATAAGTTTTCATAGTATTCTCCAAACAATTTAAATCCAGCTGTCATACGTTCTTGGTGTTTTCTCATACCGTCGTGATCGACCCATTCAAAACTACCAGCCATCGGTCCATTCTTTGGATCTTCAACATAGTCGCCATAATAATCATCTTGCCAATCATCTTTGCACTTTTGCTCAAAGGCCCAAATCATTTCGTCTAGTATTTCATTCCAACGTTCTTCTGTAAGTTGGTTAGGGTATCCATGCGTTGTTTCTTTTAGTTGTACAAGCATAGGATGAATAATCAGTGCAAGTGTACAATCCATACTCCAAGTATCGTGCGGTTCTATTTCAACACGGGTTGCACGATTCTTTCTATAAGGGCCTATTCTGACTCGCATTTTTTTGTTATACTCCAAGCACCGTGATCTAATTCTTCCCAAATAAGAGTATCACCTTCATCCCAACCTACTTGATCAAGTGCATCTGGTGGAAACTCAATAAACAGCTCTTTGGTTTTGCCATTCTCTTGTACTTGTACTGTCCAGCTGTTTTGTCCTGTTTGTTTAGGATTTTGCATTTTTAATTCCTTCTTGTAACATACGATATGGTATAGTGCATGTCCATATATAGATAGGCCAGAATACCAAGTTTGCTACTAAAATTTCAACCCATTCACTCATTGTTCCAAACCGTTTCTAGTGTGCTAATAGGAAATCCTAAATCTTTTCCAGGACCTCTTACATACTGTAAATCAATAACAGTGACACCTCTCAGAACTTTAGCACCTGTTTGTTTTATTAGATCTCCGGTGGCCACCATACTACCACCTGTAGCAATCAAGTCATCTACAATAACACAACGATCTGTGTGACCCAGCAGTCCTTTTTGTAGTGTAAGTGTTGCACTACCATATTCAAGATCATAACTTTGCTCTAATAGGTCTCCTGGGTACTTAGCGCCTTTTTTACGCACCATTACAAACGGTAAGTTTAGCTCATGTGCTATAGCTGCACCTAGTACAAAGCCTCTACTTTCAACACCTACAATGTGTGTAATATTGTCTGTGTATTCAGTTACTCTTTTGGTCATTTCGTGTACTGCTTTGCTAAACATAGGTCCAGCAAACAAACTGTTAAGATCGTAAAAATTTATACCTTCTTGAGGATAATCAGGTATTGTTCTAATATAATCTTCCCATCTAATCATTATTTTGGCTCCCAATGTTCAAGACATCTTGGTTCATACATGCCCATGCTTCCTACTTGAACACGATCACCACTTGCCTTTATTCTATATGTTTTAGTTGCAGTTTTACCGCACACTGTACATACTGCTTTGATCTTTTCAATGCAATCTGCAAGTCCTAGAAGTTGACTAGTTGTTTCAAAAGGTATGCCTCGGCTGTCCTGATCAAGTCCACTAGCAACTACATTAACGCCACTGCGTAACCAAGACTCTACACCTTCTAGTGTTGATTTAGTATCCATAAACTGTACTTCGTCTAAGCATACAGTATCATAGTTGTAGGGCATAATGTTAAAGTGTTCTTCTATTTCATTAAAGTCAGTAATACTTATACATGGATAACTTAGTTGATTATGAGTAGTAATTGTATCCTCGCTGTAGCGATTATCTTTTGCAGGCTTTATGCATAATACTTTCTTTTGTTGATGATTTAACCAAAGCACACTCTGTAATAGTTTACTAGTTTTACCTGCATACATAGGTCCAGCATATACATCTAATAGTCCTCTCATTCAGCAGCCACCTTTTCCGCTAATTCATCGTCATAGTATTCCCACATTTCGTCCCACATTTCTTTGTCAGTTTCGGGATTAACATGCGGATCTTCCCATCGTTTATTGAACCATGCTACGTGTGCATAGTAGCCTTTGCCACGACTATCACACCAATCATATTCGCAGTCGTATTCTTTTTTATCATAAAATAATCGTTCTACCATTTCTCCATGGTCAGTTTCAACAATACTAACAGCTACTTTTTTGGGATCAAATTCTTCGTCGTCAGCTAGCTCAATTGTCCAACCACCAAAATCGCCTTTTTCGCTACTGTAAAAAACAAGTACAGGTACACTGTTATCATCTTCATGATCAGCTACATGCATATCTTGTGTATACATTTCACGACCATATAACTGATGTGGTTCTAACTCAACACGCTCTTCCCATTCATATTCAGGTTGTCCATGTTCTCCCACAGTCATTGGAAATGCCCAAAGTTCTGTACCGTTTGCACTGCTGTCATGATGTAGTTCATCACACTCATACCAGTTGTTCCAGTGTGTACCTTCTTCATATACTGGTGGACTATCTGGGTCAAATCCTTCTTCATCTTCAGGATCACTATCCCAGGCTTCCAGTGCCATTAGGTGATCAATAAGACGACTGTCGCCATCTTCTTTACAAATAGGTTGCCAGTATTCAACAAACTCTTTTGTAACTTCTCCGATAGTCATTTCTCCGCCATAATTATGTCCGCGGATATAAATTTGCTTAGTCATTAGTTTGCTCCATTACTAAAAATATAAACACCTTCGTATTTTTCTCTGCCCTCTAGTTTATCATTGCCAACACCCGGGCGTGTGTTAAGCATCATTTTAATCATTCCGTTGTATTTGAATCCAACCTTTTCTGCGGTTTCAATCCATCTGTCTACAACTTTGAATTCTTCTTTTGCTGTTTTATAATCACTTATATTGGTAGCAAATAAACCATCACTGTTGAGTCCATATTTACAACAAAAATAATTGTACCATAGCAATACTGTTCATAACTACGAACCATATTGTTAGTACAATAGCAAACCCTGCACGTCTAATCCACGTACTAATTACACCAAGTATACTGCCTACTAGATACATTGGAATAAAAATTTTAGTTGCTGGATCAAGCACTGTGAATGTTAAAACTGCGCTAGCACCAATTAGCATTATAGCTTCTATTAGTTCACAATAGAATGCAAATGGTGATAGTCTGTAACTATCTTTAAAAAACTGTAAAACTTTATCCATGTGCAGATTCATATTCTGACAGCAGATTACTAAATCCAATCTGCATCACACTGTATTCGTTATACTCTTCTCTAAACTGTTCAATCTCTGCAATTTGATCTCCATTAAGATCTTCAATGCTTTCTACTGCATAATACTCTAACACATAGTCATAAACTCGTTGGTTAACATCTTGTTCAACGTTATCTTCGTGTTTGTGTATCCTATTCCATTCGAATGCCATCTTTTACCTCTACAATTTTGTGATACTTTGATGCTCTAGGTTTTTGTTTTTCAATTTCTTCTAAGCATGTTTTAGCACTTTCAAGTGTACTAAATCTAGCAATTACAACGGGATCTTCAACTCGAGGTTGATATTCTATTACATAGCCTATCATTTTTTTTCCACTTTTGCTTTTCTGCCACGTTTGCCTACTTTAAACTTATACACAATATCGTCTGGGTCTGTTCTTGCATGTGCTGGACATTCGGTAACTTTGTTTTTCTTTAACCATTCGTCAATTGCTTTAGTATTTTCTTCTGTTCTTGTTGCTCTAACCATAAGTTCCTACATTTTCCCAAGGATACACTAGCCATACATCCTCATCTGCTTTGTTAATTTCATGACAAGTGTATGCACAATGTTCAGTGAATTCACTAGCTAAGTTGTCTGTTAGTGTAGCAAAGCGAACATTGTTATTCCAAACTTCGTTCCATCCTTCACTATCGGGTAAGCAACCGCTTTGCCAGTCTTTCATAATCCAGTTAAATGTTGCACCTGTATCGTTAATGTCATCTACAATTAGTATTTGCTTTCGCATTTTAGGTTTGCATTGTCCATCGTAATATCCAAATGCATCTTCAGCCATCCAACAGTTGCTTTCGCTTTCACTGTCATCATCACGTAGACTTACTTTAAGTGCTTCGCAACGAATACCTGTCATGTTACTAATAATAGTAGCAGGAACATTCCCGCCACGAGTGAGTCCTACAATGTAGTCAGGACGCCAGTTGTCTGCATACATTTGATTTACAATGCTTACACACATTGTTTCTATGTCATTCCAACTGTAATAATGTTTTTTAATCATGTGTTCACCATTTTCTCTGCTATCATTACGCCTCTGTATAGTTCTTGATAGGCGTCATACGCTTCTTTGAGTTCAGGATATTTGTCTTGTAACTTCTGATCTCTTGGTAATAATAACATACTCTTGTGTAAGTTGTCAAGCTCATTTAGTATGTCTCTGCCGTCAACGATGAGGCGATGTTGGATAACCACCTCAACGTTGTTAGCGTTTGTTAATGTATTATTCAGCATTTGTTTTAATAGCTTTGAGCTAATCGCCATTGTAAGTATTCTAAACTTTCAATGGGTTCATATTTTGCTGGTTCATTACGCAAGTTTTTTACCATAGTTCCTGGCTTCGGATCTACAAAATGCGGCATGCTCCAACGTTCTTGATCAATGTGACTGTTTACAACTCTGTGCTTGGTTGACTTGAAATAGTCATTAGTCCAACGTTGTAATAAGTCACCTATGTTACAAATTACTGCGTCCTTTTCATATGGAACAGGATGCCAAGTGCCTTCAAGGTCTTGTACTTCCAATCCAGGAACATCATTAATTTGCCACAATAGTGTTATGGTTCCATAATCACTATGTTCTCCTATACGCATCTGCTTGTCCTCTAGTGGACCTGTGTAAGCAGGATAGTGTATAACTCTTGTTGTACTATAATTTTGCATATGACAGTGTGTTAATGGCATATCTGGACGTCCTAGTATTTTATCAAAACGTGTCATTAGCCGTAGTGTAAGCCTATCAGCGATGTTTACAGTTTCAGTAGCAAGAGTTTTAAAACCTTCAAGCTCTGGCCATAAATGATCGCCCATGCGTGTATTATTATAGTTGAAACTTTCTTTAAGATCTTTAGGTGCAGTAGGATCAACATTCTCTGCGCCCATTACACTATACCCTAAGTTAGTATCACCTTCATATGGATACCGTTGTTTGGTCTCCAAATCTAGTTCAAAAAATTGTTTCATAGTATCAAACCATGTGTGATACGTAGTTTGTTCTTGGGGTGTAAAATAATTTGTAAACACTGCAAATCCAATTGTAGTGTATGCTTGTTCTATTTGTTGAAGAGCTGTTTCTGATTTAAGATCAATTACTGGTATCATTGTATTTCCTTAGATAAAAAGTGGCCCCGAAGGGCCACTATATTATTAACCGGGTACCTGTGATGTAATGCCTTCGACATAAAACATCATAGTGTCTAGTTGCTGTCTAGTTGCTACTTCACCTTCTGCTAAGAATGGTGTTCCGTCTTGCTTGTTAATTGGACCTGTAAATCCAAACAACTCACCTGCGCTAATAGCATCTTTTACACGCTGTGCTTCTGCTTGTACATCAGCTGGCATGTTAGCAAACGGTGCCATTTGTACAGCGCCTTCGTTCATGTGTCCAAAGTAATCACCTGTTTCCCATGTACCGTCTAGCACTTGTCCTACTTTCCTAATATAGTAAGGACCCCAATTGTCAATAGTTGCTGTCAATTGTGCATTAGGAGCAAACTTCATTTGATCACTTGCTTGACCAAATCCAAGTACACCAGCTTCTTGTGCCGCTTGTAGTGGAGCAGGTGAATCGGTGTGTTGTGCTACAATGTCACAACCCTGTTGAATCATTGCTACTGCCGCATCTTTTTCTTTGCCTGGATCATACCATGTGTACACCCAAGTAATTTTTAGGTCTACATCTGGGTTCATTTTCTTTGCACCTAGATAGAATGTGTTGATTTCACGCATAACTTCTGGAATTGGGAATGAAGCAATATAACAAATTGTGTTTGTTTTTGTCATCATACCAGCAATAATACCTTGTACGTGTCTTGCTTGGTATAGTTTCAAACCATAGTTAGCAGCATTTTCTGATTGCTTATAACCTGTAGCATGTTCAAACTTTACATTTGGAAATTTCTTAGCTACGTTAATAACTGGATCCATGTATCCAAATGATGTAGCAAAAATAATATCTGCGCCTTGTAGTGCCATTTGTGTTAGTACACGTTCAGCATCAGCGCCCTCTGGTACACTTTCAACAAATGTAGTTTCAACACGATCACCGTATGCTTCTTCTACTTGCTGACGACCAATGTCGTGTCGATATGTCCAGCCGTGATCACCTGTTGGACCGACGTAAATAAATCCGACTTTTGCTTTGTCCTTAGGAGCATCTGCACTTGCAGAAACGCCCATTGCTGTCGCTACTAGTGTAGCAGCCAATAGTTTTACTATTTTCATATGTGGTTTACCTTTCTTTTTTGGATGTACTTTAACCTATGTTTCATCCTGCAAATTGCTGTTGCAATTTGATATTATCCATAAACTCTTTCTTAGTGCCATGGTCGTCTTTAAAAGCACCTTTGAGTACTGTTGTTTGTGTTAAACTACTATGTGCCATAATGCCGCGATTCTCACAGCATCCGTGCGTTGCCTGAATGTAAACACCCACATCATTACTACCAGTTGCAGTTTGGATTTCTCTTGCAATTACCATTGCAAGTTCTTCCTGTAGTGTTCCACGCCTAGCGCACCATTGTGCGATACGTGTGTATTTGCTTAACCCAATTAATTGTTCTGCGGCAATAATACCGATGTATGCAACACCTGCCACTGGCTGATGGTGATGCGAACACATACTTTTAAGTTCACTACGAACTACTAGCATGCCATCGTATTTGTCTGCGCTGTCATTGGGAAATGCTGTTGCCTTAGGGATAGGATCATAACGTCCTGCCATTAGCTCATTGATATACATTTTTGCAAGACGTCTACCTGTGTCCATGCTGTTAGGATCGTTTGCTCTATCAATAAGCAAACTATCTAGTATAGATTCAAATTTTGGGGTAAGTTCTTCAATCAGTTCTTGTTTGTCTCCATCTTGTAATATTGAAGAGACGTTGTCGCCCGCCCAATAACGAATGCCTGCATCGTCAAGGCGTGCCTTTAGTTCTTTTGATTTTTCCATTTATTGCTCCGAGTTATAGTGGTGTGTCACTTCTAGTAATAGCGTCATACATGTTATTGCCACTGAAAAATTTCTGTGTCAATTTTGCCGACTCTGTATTTAACTGATTGTGATAATTTTTATAATTTTGCATATAATTTTTTAACTTTTCAATCAGCTTGGATTTATGTTTTGTGTAACTTTCAAAACTTTCTGTCCATTCACTTGGGTACTTAAAGTCCTCATCATACATTTCTGTGTAACTTAGACGATCAGGTACCATTGGAATTGCTCCTGTCAATGCACCTTCGTATGCACTGATACCTAGTGTTTCTTGCAGATTTGCACTAAACACTACTTTAGCTTCACCGAGTATATTATGGTATTCATTTTTTGTCAACTGTTTTTCTTGACAAACAATAAATTCATACTCGGGCAATTCCTTAGCCAAATCTTTAAAAATGTCAACTTGCTTTTCTGGTGCGATACGATGTGGAAATACAATGGTATCCTTTTTCTCCATGTTTTTGTATGGTACAAGTGTTTCTTGCAAATACTCCATGGGCCAACCAGTAAGTTGAATGTTATCATTTGCATCAAGTAGTGTTTCTGCTGGAGTAAGTCCAAACATACCGTTGTACTTGAGCAAGTTCTCTGCAAACATGTTTATATGAAACTCTGTTGCAAAGTAGTTGTGATCATAGCAATAGAACATGCTCTTTTCTGCATTTCTAACCCATGCCGCATCTCCTATTAGGCGACCGAGGAAATCTTGAGGATCATAAGAACCTGCATGCCACATACCGCCAATAGTAATCTTGACGCCCAGTAGTTCTGCCATATACTTTAATTGTATAACAGTAGGGTTCCAGGCATCTGTATATAAGAAATAGTCACCATCATTGATGGTTCCGTTACAAAACATCTCTCCTATTTGTTCTAGCTGTTTACTTTTGTAAACATTAGTACCGCCAAAGTTGAGAAAGGCCCCAGGCGTTGTAGCCTGAGGCGTATCTCCGCCACTGATGACAACTACATCATCAGTACGATTGCGCAACTGCAATGGTAAATGTTTTTTCCACTGTGCAGTATAACGAGTGTCTACAGCTTCAATGTCTATAATATAGACTGTCATGCTGTTGACTTTTTATCAATCCATGGACTTTGATAAGTGCCAACGTGGATCTTTAGTTTCTTTGGACTACGATCTGCATTCAATTTGATTGCAATATCGTAAGTGATAGCAGTGTCTCGTAAACTGCTAATAATGCTATAGTCCTGGATCTTGCGTTCTTTTTGCAAGTCTCTGAGATAGATTGTAAACAGATTGTTTACAATTTTAGTTCCGTCTTGTTTATTTTCAAGACGACCGTCATGGGGCTCAATAATTTTAATCAAGTCCCATTTAATATCGTTGATACTAATGCGGTTTTGTCGCATATTATGATACCTCGTATTCAATGGTTGCTCCGTTCTCACCGTCTTCACTGACAGTGAGTTTAATTTTACGTCCAGGGTACTTGCTGTTAATTTGATCTGCAAGATCATCGCAAATCATTTCACAGCTTTTATAATCAAGTTGCAGAGTTCCGTCTGCATAGAGGCCTTCCAGCCATCTTTTAAATTGGATAAATTCAATATCTCGATCGTCATGAAATACTTCAATGGCAACATTGAAGTGGAAGATGTGACGGTGAATGTAGCCTAAAAAGCTAACATCGTCTGCACCGCCAGTAGCAAGATTAGGGTCATCCAGTGCCGCAGGATATTTGTGTAATCCTTCTTTGCGGAAAGTAACCCAAATCATACTATTTGTTTTTTTAAGTTTTTGCATTTTTGCATTCTCTTCTCTACTACGCCTAAGCATATATTCGTGATAGCGTTCTTGCATTACGTGTCATCGGTATCTTCATCTGTAGCAAGTACGGTAAGTTTCTTTTCGAGGCGTTGCATAGTTTGCAACAGTTCCCATAATTTCCAATCCATACTCTTAGCAATTTCCATCATGGTCTGATCTTCTGTTGCTGGAGTTTCTTCATTTTCAATAACTCTGATTTTCTTTACCATCGGTATCTCCTTTGAGTTTTGTTATCTCATCTTTGAGTTGCAGTTTGCGCTGTTTCATATTTTTAAGTGTTCGTTCACTATGTGTTGTATTATATAACCGTTTTATATCTTCGTCAAGCGTTCTGTGCTCTTGTTCAAGTTTTTTTATTCGGTTTTTTACAGGGCTCATTGATTACCCTCTCCCTTAAATCAGTGGTACTAAATCTATGTTCACGCTTGTTAAAATATAGATCAATACCTCGTTTGCGACAAATATCTTTGCCAGTAAAATCCTTTTCACGATACTCTTCACCAAGAACTCTTACTGTAATATGATACATGCTGAGTATATCTTGAAGATCTTGTTCTGTTTGATAAGGAATTATTTCATCAACGTATTCAACTGCATTGAGTTGTGTGTAACGTTCTACCAGTGTTTGTACTGGCTTATTTTTTGTATCTGGTCTGTCCATAGTTGGATCAGTTTGTAACCCACAAATAAGATAGTCACAATGTTCACGTGCTTCTCTGAGCATAGCAATATGTCCTGCGTGTAGCAAATCAAATGTGCTACATGTGAACCCTATCCGTTTATTACCGTTCATTTGATTACCGTATCACCAACATAGTCTTTCCAGTCTGTGTACACTTTTCGATCCATTAGATCATGCACACTATGGCACCATACGCCTGGATTGCTTTTACCCCATGTTGTGTCATCTAGTTTAATTGTTGCGTTATAGTTGAATTGTTTAATGTATGGAAGTTTTACACTTATCATACTAATATACTTATCATATTCGTCAAACCCACATTCTAGTACATCGTGTGCATATTCAACACCAAAGTCTAGTGTACACCAGTATCCTAGTTTAAGCAAAGGTTTGATCATGTTTTCCCATGCTTCATAGTCATCTTCGTTGTTAGGATGAAAACTTTGACTTGTGCCAAAGTACAAATGTCGGATGCTGTGTTCATCAGCACGTTTTTGAATCTCTTCGTAGGATTGAATGCCAACTACGAACAGTGTCTTCTCTCCGTGCATTGCAGTGTGTTCTACTTCTGTGCCAATAAAGTAAACTACATCTTGACGTTCTTCTGTGTTTAGTCCCATTCTATATACCCTCTGCCGTAACCTTGCGGTCTATCATTTCCATGTTCAAATGCTTGTTGCCATGTTGTTTCTCTACTATAACTATTAGTCCACACATTGTCAACTTCTATCTTTCCTGTTTGTATAGCATAGGTTGCCCATTTCATTGCTTCATGAAATGTTTCTGCTCTAGGACTGGGCATTTTAATTGTTACATTGTTCCACAGCCAATTAGAAAAGTCAAACATATGCGGAACAGTTTTTTGTGCAGCGAGTATGATCAGTGCATTTGGATTTACATTTACTCTTTTGATCTGATCTGTGTCTTTGAGATCTACTACAATATCGTATGCAAATCGACGATACTCTGACATATTAGCACCTTGTTCGTTCCACCAGTCTAAGTCTGTGTTTGTCCAAACATCAATATCAAATTCGAAGTCCATTTCTGCAAGTGTTTGATAGAAAATTTTAGCAAGAAAGCCTCCTCCAATAATCAGCATTTTACCGTTATGTCGTTTGTCTAGTTCTTGTTCGCAAGTGTGTATCATGTTTACTGCACATGCAACAGGTTCAATAATGTATTCAGGTGTTGCCTCTGGCACTACACAGTATGTGCCTTGTTTGCAGTTGTACACATCAGCATAGCCGGGTTCACCTCTAGTAGCAACATAGTCTCCCACTTTACAATCTTCAATGTTGTTGCCTACAGCAATAACTTCACCTAGTCCTTCATGTCCATGCATATCAGTGGGCAGTAGTGCAAACTTTCCATTCATCATGTCGATATCACTGCGACATACACCTGTCATAATTGCACGTACACGAATTTCGTCTGTTGTTAGCATGGGTACCAAATAGTCCTTTTCAAAGAAAGTACCCTCGCCGTCTGTTACTAATTGTCTTACAGGTTGTTTAAGATCCGATGAATCCATAAGTCCATATCCTTTTGTTTATTCCAAAACTCATCATTATTTAGGTTCTCATGTGCAATTCGTATCATTGCTTCGTATGCACTTTCTGGACACAGTCCTAGTTGAAAGCTGACTTTGTCTGTGTGAATAGCAATATCGTCAGGACTGTTGCAACGCCAATCAGCATATAGTTTGTAACGACCCATATCAATATAACATGTATCATCTACATCATAAGTGCCTTGTGTATCTACTTCGCCGTAATCGCTGCCTGTTAGATCTTGCAACTGCCAACGTTGTTCCAATCTACTCCATGCAGGTTTCATGTGCATCCAGTCTGGATCTATTACTTGTATCCAACTCAACAAGTGTGGCATCAAGTCTCTGCTTACACCACCAAATGCTAGTTTCTTTGTGGTAAACCAACTGCCAGGCTTGGGTACTCTATCTTCATTTAACCAATGAATGTGTACTTCACCTTCTCTTGCAGCCTCACGCACTTGATGTACATTGTCTCTGTATTGATTGTTTTTGGTCATCATAATACGTGTTGTAGGATGATCTGCTAGTAGTTCTTCCCATAGTTCTGCATCATCAACACCAGGCTTTTCAACAAACACAATGTCGCAAAAGTTTGCACATAGATCTGCTAATGGATAGTGTGTGTAATTTGGAGTTGTAATATGACACACATCCCAATGCGCTAATCCTGCATCTAATGCTTTGTATACATGCTTGTAGTCTGCATTGGGATCTGCAATGTCAACTGTGGTCACAGCAACATTCATGTCTTCATATATTTTTTTGTATAGGCTACCAAAACCTGTGCCTACAATAAGTGCTTTATTCAAAGAGTGCATTAAACTGTGCCGAACTATTAATTGTTTTCTTACCTACAGCACCACGGGTGCCAATTACTTTCATCCATAGTTTACGATGTTTTTCAATAATTTGCAAGCTCTTTCCTTTGTCGCTTTCAGCAAAGACTTCCATAACAACATCTTTTACTTCTTGTTTGTCGAAGCTGTTGTCTACCATCATACTTGGATACTGTCCTTGATCAAATACACGATTTGCTTCTTGTACACTCTTAACATGTTGCCATACATTATGACCCATAAGCATACAATAGCTAAAACTATCCCAACTTGTTTTAGTTTCGTTGCCTTGTCTACTCACGTCACCTGGAGCATAGTAACAAATCTCGTCCAACATCATGTCTTTTGTTACAGGACTACCAATGTAATCAGGATACATTTTACGTGCTTCGTCATCAAACAATACACCATTGCCTTTGAAACTTTTGTCATCCGGAGCATCATTCATCATGTAACTCCATTTGCTGTCTTGATCCAAACGCCAGTTGGTATAAAATTGTCCATTTGCTGTACACAAGAAAGGACTTGCACAGTCAAATGTAATTGTAAAACTTGGATTATGATATTTTCTTACTGCTCTCTGTATTGCAGTTAGTACCAGAGCCCACTCTAATTTGCTGGTTCCTAGGAAGTGCATAACATCATGCAAACCTTGTTCTAGTAAACCATCATGACGAAGTTCGACTAGCCTCTTGAGTGCTAGTTCGATATCGCACATGTTTTGACCTCCCATTGCCCAACCATTAAAGTGAGCGTCTGGATACTGCTTGGGATCACTAAACTTCTTCATTTGTGAATACCAATCATCCGCTTGAGCAAAGTTTTCGCCCTGTAGTACATTGAGAAACTTACAGTCTCCGTTACGGTTTCTGATAAAATACTCATTGTTAAAAGCAGTACCATCTACAGCTTCTTGATAACTGCTGATGTTACTTGCTTTTGCACCATCAGGACTACGACTTACCCAAGCTGGAATATCGAGGATCATACCATAGTCCATAAAGGCGTCCATCCATTTTAGGACACCATCACGTTTCTTTTGTGCTAGATTACAACCACTGTTTGCTCTCCAGTCACCTTCCCATTTGCCTTTACCAATTTGGAAACCACCACTATCTCCTAACAGCCAGCTATATTCTCTGTCACGTTCTCTGTACTGACTTTCTCTGTACATGTCTTTGTTTAGATCAAGACTAGCGTGTCCAGCACTGTGCAAACTCCATTTGTAGTTGAAGATGCCTTCTTTAGCTAACCAGTTGAGACTTTCTACACCATTGCTTGGATTGTTAGCAGTTAAATGTGCAGGAATACGATTCAAGTCAATATACGGAGTACCGCTTGCTTTTTTATCTTCGTTAAATGGCTCTAAGCCTCTGCGCTGTCTACCAATAAACAGTGCATAAAAAGTACTCAATGCTGGCAAGAACACAGCATAATCGTTCTGTGTTGCTGTTAGATCTTTGTGTTGGTTATGTTCCATATATTACTTACTTTGTGCTGGCAGGATATAGTCATATATTGCCATACCGCTGTCTACTGTAATCATTGCCGCTCCTGCGTTACTAAACTTCATAGTAATGTCGCCTGGCAAGTTAAGAATGCTCAGCACTTGTGCTACGGGCCAACTCCATCCTGTGTTAAGAGCACCGTTAACATCGGGTGCAAACACAAAGTTACCTGCGTGTGTACTGCTATCGCCAAAGTAAAACTTTAGATCATTGCCGTCATTCTTTGCAGTAAACACAACTTCTTCGCTGTTGGCTTGTGCTTGCATTTTAAAACGTGCAACACTTGCACTATTAGGAGTTACTTCAACGTCCCAACTTACGCCTTTAAACTTAACACTTTTTAGTTTTTCTTCAACAACCTCACGACTCATAAATCTGTAGTCATTTTTAAAGTCGCCATTTGCATTTTCAAAATGTAGTCCAAACGGAACAGTCTCGCCATTGCGTTCTTGTTCGTTTACTGTGATGTTTGCATTGTCTTTATACTCATCAATGTTGAGTAGAATGTTTAGTTTGCTCAAGTTAGGCAAACCGAATGTCCCACTAAGTCCTGGCACTTGTTCTTTGAATTGTGCTTGCACAATAACTGTGCGATCATCATCCATAGCTTCTAAGCTAGTAGCGCCTTCTTCATTTACAATTTTTGCGGCTTCGATAAAGCCAAGTCCATGTGTGTGTTGCACAATGTCTTTGAGATAATCTCTCATGTTATGTCCTCTTCTTTAGGTATACTGTGTAGCTTCCTTGTGTACGAGTATTAAACCTGTATTCTCGCACAAAAGTATTTAGGTGGAGCCAATCATCCATTTCGTTACGGATCATTCCTTGTCCACAAATTATTTCACAACGTTTAATACTTTTATAATAACAGTCGCTTAGGAATCTGTCAACCATTTTCCACGCTTCGTGTACATGTTTTCCGTGTAGATCTAGTTTCATTAGCCCCAGTCAAATAAACTATCAAACGTAGTTTTGTCTTCTGCTTTAGCTAGGTCCCAATTCATTACACCTAACAAGTTACTAATTTTCTTGGTAATAATACCTTCTTCCATTGTGTCATTGTCAAACGGAAGTTCTTTGTACCATTCGGGCAAGCGTGTTTCGTCTGTGGGATAACCAATACTAGTAAGTCCTAGCGGATTATCCTTTAGTTTACATACAATGGTTTTCATACCATCCATAATTTCCATGCTGTAATGGTCACCATTCATTCTACGCATTCTGTTGTAGTTGATAGCCGCTCTCACATGTCCAGGCATGTTACTTTTACCTTTGTATACTTCGTCTCCTGTTTTAGGATCAATCATATATTCACTATTGTAGTAGTGTGTAAGTTTGTTCACACGTTTAGGTGTGCCTTTAAGCCATGCTGGCATGTTTCTAAACTCACTGCGAAACTCAATAATACGTTCAATGATCTCTTCTTCTTTGCTTCCTGTTAGTGTTTTTAACAGTAGTTCACTGAGAAAGTCTTGCATAAAAGCAGGAGTATCACTGCGTTTGAGATCTAATCCCATTGCTTTGATCTTGCCTGGTTTTGTATCGCTGTCTTCTCTGTGACCTTCATTATCATACACTAAGATTGCATAGCGTTTCTTTGTAATGTATATGCCAGAAGTTGCACTAACTTCACGTGCCGCCGCAATAATTTCACCTTGTTCTCTGTTGAGTACATTGTGTGCAGTTGCCATATAGTCAGGAAATGTTTCGTTGGCTTGTTCGCATACAGTTTCATACAGTTCTGTAACTTTATCTTTGTCCCATGCAAACTCACCATTTTCTATTTGTTCTTTAAATATAGGATATGCACTAAAATACACACTGTCTGTATCGCCATATATAATTGAAGGACCTACATGATTGTATTCTCCTGTAAACAACTCGTTTACTTTGGCTCCCATGTGCCTTGCAATACATCTACCAGTTAGTGTTGTACTTTGCCCCATGCGTGGATCATTGAATCTACTGCCTGGATTAAGTAACGCACCATACAAACTGTTCAAGTTAATCTTTTTAACTAGCTGTCGCTTATCCCAATATGCTGTCTTTTCAATATCACCTGCCGCTTGATGCTCACGCATGTTCTTTTGTAGTACTTTACGTTCAGCATACCAACGCTCTAGTAAGCCAGGAATGATACCTTTCTTGGTTTGATCAAGTATTGTACCATTACTAGTAAGTACCCAAGGCTGTCCACTTTCAAAAATAATCTGATATAGTTCAGCGCCTGTCCCGGACAATTCTTCTCCATTTTCAAAGTCGATGTACAACAATGTTTCATCGTTCTTCTCTATAACTTTTTCATACTCAGGACAAGCAAACTTACCTTCCCACGCATTTGCAACAATCCATTTGTATTCATTTAACATTGGAACAGTAAGTGTATGTCTAATCTGACCAACAATAGTTTCAGTACTCATGTTGAGGCTACGTAAAATACTTGGATATAGACTGTTCAAGTCCATACTACCAATCCATTCATGAAAGCCTTTTTTAGGAGTTGCAACGTATGCACCTGCCGCTGTACACTGTTGTGGATAATGTTTTTGTACTTTGTCATGTACTTTATCTGGAACAATAAGTCCACGACTGTGCGCTTCGTTGAGAATAGCTTGATCTGTTACAGCAACCGCACCCATTGTTGTTTGCACAAGCACTGTGTTGTCATGTGCAATAACGTTTGCAAGGTCAATAAACTGTAGCTTCTTATCCATACGTACCAGCAAGTCAACGTCTTGTCTAGAGTACTCAATAAACGTTTCAAAATCATTGTTGTACAACTGGTCCAGTGTACCTTGATATTCTGTTTTACGTTCGCCTAATTCATATTCACCAATTGCATCTAAACTATAACTGTGCATTTCATGATATGTATACTTTTGATACAATTGCATATAGTCTAAGTGTAGTCTACCAATAGTATCATACGTTTCTTGCAACTTACCATACTTTTCATATTCACGTCTCTTGGGATATTTGCCCCACAGACAAAAACGTCTTGTGTGTTCTTTGCCCATAGTTCTTGCAATACGATTTACCAAGTATGGAATATCAAAGCCTTCGCTGTTCCAGCCACTCAATACATCAGCATCATCTATCAGTTGTAAGAATGTTTCCAGCAGTTCACTTTCTGTATCACACAGTATAGTATCGGGGAATCTATCTACAATAAGTTGTGCATCTGCTTTTGTAAGTGTCTTGGGTTTGTTAACCAAACAGATTGTTTTTCCAAACCAATCCAAGTGTACACTAATAGCAGTAACAGCATTGAATGGATCTTCAGGAGGAGCAAATCCTACTTTCTCATCGAAGTCAACCTCAATATCGAAAAACGCTTGCTGTAGTTTGGGAGTGTCTGCTCCTAAGTAATTGTCAGCTAGACATCTAAATACAGGATTGACATCGCTTTCAAACAGCTTTTGTCCACCATATAGTTTCTTTTCTTTTTTAAATTGTTTACCGCTTGTTGTTACTACACGATTTAGTTTGTCACCAAAGATACTTTCATAACTACCTCTTGTATCTTTGTAGTAAAACAAATACCGTGCAGGATATTCTCTAAACTCACGTTTTCCGTTTACACGTTCAACCACGTGTATAATGTCTTTGTCTCTGTCAATGAGTGCGTCTACATACATTAGCCTACAAAAGCCCTTTCTTGCACAAACGTACCTTGTGTACGTTTATTTCCCTCGTTAAATCCGAGACTATTAAAGTGTTCCTTTAAATCATTGTTAAATGCTACACTTCCACATAACATTATACGCTGTTCTGCAGGATTGTCAATCTTCACAGTGCCATCTGCCATAAACTTTTGAATACGTCCTTGCAGTTCAGCTGGCTCTTGTGTTACTGTGCTGATGTATTCAATTGGCATTTCGTTGAGAAAGTCTCTGTAACAGTCTTGTTCTGCATGCAGTCTAGTGGTCCATGTTACAGTGATATTCTCAAACAAGTCATATGTTTCTGGCTCACGTAGTAAACTAATAAACGGAGCAATACCAGTGCCACTTGCCATCATTACTAGATGTCCACCTAGTTCTAAGTTAGCAAGTATAAGTGTACCTGTTGGCTTTTCACCAACTTTAATTGTGTCGCCTACTTTGATATGCTGTAGTTTGCTTGTAAGCGGCCCGTCTTGTACTTTGATACTATAAAACTCTATATAGTCGTCATATGGGCCGCTAGTAATACTGTATGCTCTACTAGGTGCACCATCTAAACCAATCATAACAAACTCCCCCGCAGTAAATCTATAACTGCGAGGTCGTTGTGTTCTAATTCTGAATAGTTTGTCAGTATAGTGTTGTACTTCAATTACTGGCAAATCCAGCATTAAACATCTCGTCCTGTTGCTTGTAAAATTTCTTCAACTTGACTGAAGCTATCTTGTACATTAGCAAATTCGTTTTTGTATGCAATACGAATTGCTTTGTTAAGTGAAGCTGGCTTCATGTCCATTTCTTCTGCAATAGCTTTTACTGTGTCTTTAAGACCTTCTTTGAGAGTTTCTACCTCTCCTGTGACCTGAATACCTTCAGACATCAATTGCTTTAACTTTTTAATTTCCGAATCATTAAAACTTCGTACAGGCATGAATACCTCCTTTGGCTTGTATTCTTTACATAATATAGTAATTATTCAGGGTTGTCAACGATAATATCGTCTTCTTTCCATATTTCTGGTTTGAGCATTTCTCCGCCTAGCCATATAGCTACTAGAGTATAAAACAATATTATGACAGCAATAGGCCCAATAATAAATGACACCCAAATTGGTTTAGTTTTCAGCCAATGTATTAGTTTTTTTATCTTGTTTTTTAAGCCTTCTATAACCCATCTGCCTAGTACATATCTTGCTAGACGCATAACAATCAATATGGGACTAGTAATAACTTCCCAGAACAATAGTATTGCGTCCATTATTAAGTCTACGCAACGATCTACTGTACACCAGTTTTTTATACGTTCCCACCGGGTCACTTTTCCAACTTCTTGATGCGCTGTTCGAGCTCATCTATTTTTGCTGTAATCTTTGGATAGCGTTGACGCCAAGCATCTTCCGGTTGCTGTAACCATGTCCAGCCCCAACGCTCTACCAAATAGTCTACACAGTTATCAACTTTAGCATAAAACCAAAGTCCTATACGTGTGCTAGTCATATATGCAACAAATATTGCACCAAACACACTGCCAGCAAGAGCAGTATAAATCCAAAGCCTATCGCTAGCCATGCGTTCGATCATTTCCCACATATTATTCTGCTTTCCAAATAGTCCATGCGCCATATGCAATTGCTGCAATTGCCGCAAGTTTGATAAAGCTAGTTGCAAACAATGCAATTAATCCCATTGCAATCATCACGCCACCGTCCCATGTGGTGCGTTCACCGATACGTTCTTTTACCCAATTCATTTTCTCTTCTCCAATATATCTTTCATTACATTAGTTGCTGTGTTTGTAAAACACCTAGGTGCAACACTGTGAATGATTAATGCAGGCACTAACAGTTGTAATTTAACTGCGGTTTTTAGTGCTATTGCCATATGTTGCAAGCCTGTTTCGCCTACTTCTTCTAAGTGTAGTTTACATTGTTTGCT